GGACCATGACGGTCAACAGCAGGTATATCCGGGGCTACTGCCTGCCCGACTACGCAAGCAAAGCCACATCTGTTATGACGCCCGCCAAAGCCATAGACAAGCTGGCAAGGCTGGGTGTCATCAACTCCCCGGACTACTGGAAACAGGCCATAACTTCCGGGAAAGTCAAATATTTGGATGCCCTGCTGATTAAGGCGGCGGAGAAGATCGCTAAGACTGGAGCGAGGTCCAGCACAGTAGAAAATGCTGTCGGTGCCCTTGTGAGGGCGGGAGTTATCAATATGCCGGACTATTGGCTGGAGCACTGCCGCGATTACCCCAGCCTGGACGTCTTGCTGTGCGCTTTGGGCGGCGTAGCAAGATAATTTGAGTGAGGAGATGCACATAATGAAAGAATTTCTGTTGGAACTGCTCCAGGCAGCAGCCACCGCTTTGGTCCCCGTGTGCGCTGGATTCCTGATCTTGTTTCTGCGGCGCAAGTCCGCGCAGATCGGAGCGCAGACCGACAGCCTCATCGACAAAAAGCTGCTGGCCGAGGTCACCGATGCCGTGACTACGGCGGTGGCCTACACCAGCCAGACCTATGTGGATGCGCTGAAAAGCAAGGGCGAGTTTACAGTGAAGGCGCAGAGGGAAGCGGCGCAGAAGGCCCTTACCGCCTGCCTCGCATCCCTCAGCCCCGCAGCCCAGGCGTTTATTGAATCGGCCTACGGCGACCTGACGAAGTACCTGACTACCAAGATTGAGGCCGAGGTACGAGCGCAGAAGCTGTCCATCGGCCTTCCGATTACCGCTGTCCAGGAAAGCACTACGGACGCGGCTTCTGTGGCTGCGTCCACGGCAGCAGCTACCGCCGCCACTATTGCGCAGGCGGCTGTTCAGCAGCTCAAATCTGAGCCTACCGTAACCTACGCCCCCAATATCGACGTTCAGAAGAACGACGAATAAGCACAGCACCCTCCCACGGTTTACCGCCGTGAGAGGGTGCTTTTTTCTTTGCTTAGAAGGCCCATTCGATGTCCACGTTGTCGTCGGTGAGGACGATGCGGGAGATGAGGCTCTGCATGATGCGCCGCCGCTGGCTCTCGTCTGCAAAGTCCCACACCTGGGCCGCATCGGATAGGAGCTCCTGAGCCAAATCGAACGGCATGGCTTCCGGCTCCTGAGCAGGCGGAACACTCTCTTGCAAGGCGGTCTTTTCAGTGTAGAGCTTGTTGATGCTCTCGCCCAGCAACTCCGCCGGAATGTTATCTTTCTGGTACAGTTCCATGAGCTTCGCAATCTGATGGTCAATCTCCCGGATGCGCTTCTCAATATCCACGTTCCGGGCTACGGGTTTAGGTTTCGGGCGGCTGGCGGCAATGTCTGCCACCAGTTCTGGAGAATGCAACACCTCCCGAATCTTCGCGTCGATGATGGACTCCAGCTCCGCGCCTTTCCATATCTTGTTCTTGCAATTAGGGTCTTTTATCATGTTCTTCATCTGCTTTGTGCGGGAGTAACAGGCGTAGTAGGTGTACTTCCCGACGTTGCGGAAGTAATATCGCCCCCCACAGTGCCCGCAGTATAGCATCCCGGTCAGCAGATGCTTCGACCGGAATGCTGCTGCCCCGAATTGTTCTTTCCTTCTCCCTCTCATAATCTGCACCGCATTGAATTGCTCCTCCGTGATAATGGCTTCATGGGCGTGTTCGACCAGTACGTCGCCGAAGTGGATGCGCCCCAGGTAGGTCTCATTTTCGAGGATGTATCGAATACCCGACCAATTATTGTAGCTACTGTAGCGGTTCGTGTACCCCTCATCCTGAAGGCGCTCCATTATAGATTTTAGGGACAGTCCAGCCAGATACCACTCATATATCTTCTGCACCTGCTGGGCCTCGTAGGGGTTGATGACAAGGTGCCCGTCCTCGTAGTTGTAGCCGATAGGGATGTACCCACCGCCGTGGTATAGGCCAGTCTTGGCCCGAGCAATGCGGCCCATCTTTGTCCGCTCCTTTATCTGCTCACGCTCCAACTGAGCAAAGACAGCGAGGAGCCCTATCATGGCCTTGCCGAACGGGGTGGATGTGTCAAAGCTCTCCTGCATGGAGATAAAGTCTACATTGTTCGGAAGAAATACTTCCTCGATAAGATAGAGTGTGTCCCGTTGGGAGCGAGAAAGGCGGTCCAGCTTGTAGACCAACACCAAGTCAAACTTATCCGTCTCCTCGATGAGCTTCTGGATGCCAGGGCGTTTGAGGTTGCTGCCCGTGTAGCCCCCGTCTACATAGATGTCGGCTATTATCCAGTCTTTCGCTTTGCAGTAAGCGATAAGACGTTCCTTTTGTTCGCCAACCGAATAACCTTCCTGCGCCTGTTCCTGTGTAGAGACGCGGATGTAGAGGGCAGTACGTTTCACAGCGGCATTCCATCTAAGAGGTAGTTAGCGAATATCCAGTTCCGACAGGTACGCTGTTCCTGGGTGAACTCACCCTCGGGGTGGGGCTGATAGCTCTCGAAGTCAATCTGGCGAGCGTCAGTGATTTCGAGGTGGATGCGGTCATTGTCGATAACGATGTTCTGGCCCGTGCAGGGGACGAAGGCGACGTGGGTGTTCAGGTCATACTTGAAACCATTGCTCAGTCCGCAGAGGTAGAAGGCTTTCGTGCCAATCTTCGGGAAGACTTCAAGCTCGACGTGTGCCTTATCCTTATACCGGGTCCCCTCGTACACCTCGTGGTAGGTGTCGCCGATGAAGCACTTGGCGCAACACTTGTCGACTCTGGCGTTGCGGATGCCCCGCAGCCAGAAGAAAGCGCACTTCTTTTTGATGTCTAGCGAAAGTTTCATTCTGTACTCCCTTCCAGCTCCACAGCAAAGTTGAGGAGCTTTAGCCGTTCTCTGCCCCCAAGTGTCTCATAGATGTGCAACAGCTCCACCGCCTCTGGCGAAAGGGTTCTGTCACTGGTGCCGTTAAACACGACACCGCCCCGGTTCGCTTGAATGACAGAGCTGTTAGACAGATGGCCGTTTACTTGATTCTCTCTGGCTGGGACGGTTTCAACGCCTTTAAGCAGATAATCGGTGCTGACGTTGAAGAACTCGGAAATCTTCAGAAGGACTTCCACGCTGGGGTATGCGTCCGCAAGGCGCTCAATCTTGCTGACCGCCGAGGGGACTACACCTATTTGTGTTGCAAGCTCGCCCTGTGTGATGTCTAAGCCTTTCCGCAACCTTCTCAGTCGTTCACCGAAACCGTCCATGAGGGCACCACCTTTCCTGTAAGTCAATTATAAGGCTTTTAATTCAAGCTGTCAACAAGAAATTTTCCCGAAAAATTTTGAATTGTGAGTTGACTTTGCAGACGCAAAGTGCTATAATATGATTGTAAGTAAAAGAAATGACCCGTCGGAACATTAGGAGGAGGTGAGACCATGAATGTGATGCGAGAGCGTCGGCTGCGTGGCGCGATTCCGACCCAGGCCGAGGTGGCAAAACTTCTCGAGGTTGCCCCGTCCGCTGTCAGCAAGTGGGAGCGCGGCATCTCAAAGCCGCGAGCCGACAAACTGCCTGCGATTGCAAAGCTCTACGGCTGTTCCATTGAAGATCTGCTGACGGGCGACAACGATGAGGCTCAGAAGCGATGACAGCGGCTTCAGCAGTTCTGTCAGCCGTAGCGACGGAGCTTGCGATGCAGGCACAGAGCAGCCTACCAGAGCTCCAAGATGGCGAAAAAATTCAGAGGGAGTGGTACGAAGATGGCACCTACAATCGTGAAACCGCGCTCAATGGAATGATTTTTCTCAGTCAATTCGACTTTCGGCAAAGAAAAAGCCGCCGGGTGGTGGTGTCAAAGGAGTAATGGCAATGATTGAAGTCGTTTACCGTATTTGCCTAAACCAACACCGCCGCCCGCGCCGCATCAATCTGGGCTTTAGCGTCTGCGTAGTTGTCGAAGTAGCTGTAGTACGTCGTGCTCTCCGTCGTCTCAAACACACCGTCCAACGGCTTGTCGGGGCTCCGCATCAGGATTACGATTCCGGTTTTCTCATCGACCACGAATCCAGCTTCGATTTTGCCGTTGTTGTGGAGGATGACCTTCACGCAATACCACCGGGGCATATTCACTTCGGCCTGCGCAGCAGCTTTTTTCAGCTCCTGCTGATGCTTTGCGGCATCCGCCTCGCGCTCTAACCTCTCGTTGAGGGCTCTGTTTTCGTTTGTCATTTCTGACGACCTCCTTCTCATCGGGTTTTTCGTATTTCTTTATAGTCTTATAATAGCACTTTTAGTCTATTCTGTCAATGCTTTTTCTAAAATTTTTCCGAAAAATTTTTCCAATAAGGAGACTTTAAAGCATAAAAATCAGGGGCCTTACGGCCCCCAATCCTCAACGCTTATGCTTCCACGTACCAATGGCCTCAATGCCGAACAACAGCACCGCCATGTCCTCCATTGCCCTGCTGCTGTCACGGAAAACCGTGCGTTTGTCAACGTGCAGCCGTTCCGCAACGTCATTTACGGAGAGCTTTTCATCGCCAATGTACCGCAGGTAGAGCACATCCCACCGCCGGGCCTCGTCTGTGTTCTGGGCCTCCTTGCAGATAGCCTCATACGCCGTCAGCATCTTATCGACGTGGCTCATCATCAGCCCGGTCTTCCTCCGCATGGAGCAAATAGAGCTGACCTCCAATGCTTCCGGGGAAACGTGAGTGTAGTGGGTCTTCAGCTTCCGGTAATTTTTCATCAGGAGATTAACGTCGTGGTATCTGGAATCGAACTCCTCGTCAATAATCTCCTCCCGTTTGGCAAGAACCTCCGCCGCCGCAATCCTGGCGACCTCGGCGATTTCTTCTCTCAGCACAACCGCTACCTCCTTTTTTAACTGCGCAATTTGTTAATACGGACCCGCAGGGCGTCCATCAAGGCGCTCTGCATATCGCCCTTCATTTTCAGGGCTCGAATGACATCCTCATCGGTGCCGCCCTGGACAATCAGGTGGTGGATAACCACCGGATACTCCTGCCCTTGTCGGTGCAGGCGCTTGTTGGCTTGCTCGTACTGCTCCAGGCTCCAGGTCAGCCCAAACCAAATAGCGTGATGCCCTCCGAGTTGGAGATTCAGGCCGTAGCCACAGCTCGCTGGATGCGCCAGCAGCACGTCAATCTCTCCCTTGTTCCAGTCTTGCTCATCCTTCGCATGGGAATATACCCGAACCCGGAGCTTGATGGAGGCCAGCGCCGCCACCAACCTGTCCCGGTCATGCTGGAAGTTGTAAAACACCAGGGCGTGTTGCCCGTTTAACTGCTCAATGAGTTCCATGAAAGCGTCCAGCTTGCAGTCATGGACAGGGATGGCCTGCTTGCTTTCGTTGTAAATGGCCCCATTGCAAAGCTGAAGGAGCTTCCCGGTCAGAACCCCAGCCGTACCCGCCGTGATGGTGTCCTCCTCGACCTGCAACAGCAAATCAGTTTCTAACTGGTGGTAGGCTTTCGCCGCTGCCGCGTCGAGGGCCACCGGAATGTCGTTATAAATCACATCCGGCAGGGTCAGGTAGTCCTCCGCCTTCATGCTGATGCAAATATCACTGATAGCCTGTTTAATCATCTCGAAGCTGCCGTCCTTCGGCTCGTAATTGAAAATCGTCGTGCGATTTCTCTTGCCGGGGATAAAGTACATCTGCCGATAGGCGCCTATCGTTCGGCCCAGTCGTGCGCCGCCGTCCAAAAGGTAGATTTGAGCCCACAAGTCCTCCAGCCCGTTACTTGATGGCGTTCCGGTCAGCTCCACGATACGACGAATGCGGGACCTAACCAACTTCAGGGCCTTGAACCGCTTGCTCGACCCGTTCTTGAAGCTGGAACTCTCATCCAGCACCACCATGTCGAAGGGCCACCCATTCTTGAAGTGCTCGACCAGCCATACCACATTCTCCCGGTTGATGACATAGGCGTCTGCCGGAGTTGCCAGGGCCCTTAATCTCTGCTGAAGGCTTCCCAGTACCGGGACGACCCGCATCATTTTCAGGTGCTCCCACTTTCTGGCTTCCGTCGTCCAGGTAGCCTCCGCCACCTTCTTCGGCGCTATGATGAGTGGCTTCGCCACCTCCCACCGATTGTACCGAAGGTCATGGATGGCGGACAGGGTGATGACGGTCTTCCCGAGCCCCATGTCCAAAAACAGGCCCACGGCCCGGTTGTAAATTATGCTGTCGATGCAGTATTGCTGGTACGGGTACGGATTGAATATCATGTGGACACCCCTCCGATTTCAGCAAGGAGGTCTTTTACCTCGTCGAGCCCCTTCACAATGCGGACATCAGCGCCGCGCTTCTGCATCTCCCCGGTGACATACCGTTGAATTTTGGACAGCCGCCCGATTTCCGTTTTCAGCTCCACAAAGATGACCTTGCCCTGTGCTGTAATGATGAGCCTATCAGGTACTCCCGGTGTGCTGGGACTTACGAATTTCAGGCACATTCCGCCCAGCTTTTTCACCCCATCAACAAGGTGTCTCTCGATTCTGCTTTCAGTCATTTTGGCCTCCTCGCGCACACGCGCGTATAATTACGCGAAAACTGAGAATTTAGAGACTATTAGAGGGTGTATTTACTTCTCTAATTCCTCTAATCTCTCTAATTCTTGGTTCTATTAAGATTGAATGTTTCAATGTTTCAGTAGAGGGGAATGAGAGCAAATCTAAACGGGAACTCCGGATTTTTTCCTTCTATTCTGGTTTTTCAAAACTTTTCGGCTGAAACATTGGGGTGAAACATCCTCTGAAACATTGAAACATTCAGCCTGAAACATTGTGTTGAATTATTTTCTCTAACTTCTCTAATAATTCCTGTTTCACGACTTTGCGGAAGATGTTTCACCCCCAATGTTTCACTTATTCTGAAGCTCCCGGCCCCATCGGACCACGTCGATTCCCTTCTCCAGCAGCTTGTGGTTGCAGAGCCCCACGTCGTCTCCGGTATCGTACATTCCGTAGTGGTCCACCAATGCGCAAAGCCCTACGTGGTACGCCTCCAGGAACCGCCGCAACCTCATCTCGCCCCAGCCGAAGGTGTCGTGAAGCACCCACAAAATCGTCGCCGCCATTTCGACTTCGTGATTCTTGTCATACTCCGCAAGCTGCCTCTGGATTTCCAAGTCCATCGCCTTCCGCTCGGCGGCAGTCAGATTCGCGCCGTAGACCCTGCCGCCCGCCTTCTTCACCTGCATGGGGCACCCTCCTTATCCCTTGCGCCGGAATCCCCGCTGGTAGCCGCAGTACCCAAACCGCAGCCCATTTGAGGTCTTTTCCCATCCCGGCAGCGACCGTAGGATGTCGTTGATTTCAGCCGCTTCAGCGTACCGGAGGTCTCTCGGATTCCCCCCGAACGCTTCGCACCATATCTCCAGGGCGCACACCCTATCCCGTGGGACCAGTTTCACCTTGCCGGTACTCGTGCCGTTTAGGAACATCCGCCGTCTGTCCAGCGACCACTTCTGCCAGTCCTCTGGCACAGGGCTTTCCAGGAAGTCCAGGATGATGCCCTCCTTGCTGCTGGTCTCCCGATGGGATTCCTGCTCGGCTTTTGCCTCATCCTCAATATCGCCCACAAGGTACAGGGGCTCGCCCATGCGCCAGCGCATGACCGCCTCGGCCCATATCTGGTCCATCTCGTCGTCCAGGTCGGCCCACACGCTCTTATCATGGGGCCACAGTCCGGTATCCACAGGCCAGAACCGTCGGTTACCTGTCCTGTCTCTTAGGAACTCGGCGGTGTTGGTTGTGCCGAAGAACACACACCGTCTCGGGATGTCCTTGACGTGTCGCCCGTATGCTGCACGGAAGCGGTCTGCCCGAAGGGAGAGGAACTGCTTGATACGGGCCACATCCGTCCGTCTGAAAGCGTCCAGCTCGCTGATTTCCACCAGCCACACGCCCTGAAGTAGCTCGCTGGCCTCCTTGCCCTCGAAGGTGCGGATGCCGTCGTTGAACCAGCCCCGGCTCATCTTGTCAAGCAGCGTGGATTTACCGATGCCTTGGGGCCCGGAGAGAATGAGCATGGTGTCATACTTGCACCCCGGATTCATGGCTCGTGCCACAGCCGCTGTGAACGCCTTCCGTGTGACGGCCCGGACGTAGGGTTTGTCGGTGGCCCCTAGGTAGTCTATGAACAGGGCATCGAGCCGGGGAACGCCGTCCCACAGTAGGGTGTTCAGATAGTTCTGCACATCGTTGAACTTGTGCTTCTCACTGTGGAGGGAGAGGGCACCGTCAATCTTGCTGTTGCCCGTGATGCGGTAGACCTTCTCGAAGTACCAGTACAGGCCCTGGTTGTCGTTGTCGGCCCACGCCCTCCGCTTTTCAAATGGGCTCCAGGGAAGGTCGCCCAGGACCTCCCCGCGCCCGGTAAACTCGTTCAGGGCGAACTTGCCCCGAAGGTTCGGGTCGTTCTCCAGTATCAGCCAGATGTTATCAATGGTGGCCCGGATTGCTCCGGTCTGGC